AGCAGATTCGATGAACCTAACACGGCCTCCACCGAGACTAGCGATAGCCTCATTACCACACAGCCACCAGCTCCGCCTGTTAGCTCGACGACCGAGCCGCAAATATCCGACATCCACAAAACCCGTGGTGCCCTGATATGGTCGCCGACCGCTTTCACCGACTCAGAGAGATCTGATTGGATTAGTCTAGCTCAGAGCAACAGCTATTCTGCCGCCACCCACACACTACAAAGGCTTATTCCCAATCCTAGCGACATCCTGAATGTTGGCCACAACTTGAATACTCTTGGCCTCAACTTCCGTCATGTCCCTAATGCGCTATTTGGCATTGGCGCTGATCTTTTCTCTTTGCTAGCTTCGTTACCTAGCATTACCTTGTCACCGATACTACCAACGCGAACCGCCACTTGTGTAGTGAGTTCCACTGTACTCTCAAATGACACCGCTGACAAGCGTACTGACGCCGAACAGGCCACTAAGCTCAAACACGGGACCACGATTTCAAAATCCCAAATCAAGAACATCTCTGAAAGTTCCTTGACCCTGTTTGGCTGCAAATTCTTGACTCACACCACCTCTTCACCCGGTCTCGAATTTGTCTTTTCCGACGAAATGGTCTCGCAGATCACGAGCCACGCCAACGTCGGAACACATGTCCCCGCAGTTGAAGCCCACGAAAGGTTAGTTCGCGCCGCTCAAAACATCACCTCTGTGAACGTTGACCGCCACCATTCCGGTCTCCCAGTGCGTGATGGTTCATGCATCTATGCCGAGGCACTTCACAACGACTCCCAATCTTGCCTCCTTAACAAGGGACTTTTTCATTATGGCCCCAACCAGACAGGATCTACGCCTACGGCTACAGAGTCGGGGAAGTCGATCTTGCCGCCTTTCCTCCTATCAAGCCCTCAACCCGTTTCGACAGATTCAAAAACTTTACGCTTTGGCAAAGGCGTTCAGCTATGCTTGTTAGTTGTGGCGCTCATCTCGTTGGGGCTGCTTGCCCGCACCCGGATCTCCAAGACGACATATCAATGGTTTGCGGAGTTCAAAAGCGCTTTGCTTTTGATCCCCCAAAACCTGATCCGCAATTGCTAAGCGAGCTTCGCTCCTTCGTTGAGGAGCAATGCGCAAAATTTTTCGCGCCACTGCCCGCTCAAACTGACTTTTCGTTTGAGACGTGGCTAAACAAAACACCTTACCCTCAATGGAGGAAAGCGGCTCTGAAGAAAACTTACGATAAGCTTTCTGAGTCCCCCATTGACTGGAAGAGTGTCACTCAGGTCAAGTCCTTTATGAAGAAGGAAACTTACCCGGAGTATAAATATCCAAGGGGTATAAATTCCAGAACCGACGAATTCAAGTGCCTGTTCGGTCCATATGTGAAAGCAATGGAGGAAGTTATCTATCATCACCCATCATTCATCAAACATGTTCCCGTCTTGAAGAGGGCTGGATATGTTGATGACTACATCTTCTCACCCGGTCA